CACAGTAAGTGCCAATACATTCTTTGCCGGCGCCGGCTCAGGTGGTAATATTACCGGGGCTAACACAGTAAGTGCCAATACATTCTTTGCCGGTACCGGCGCAGGTGGTAGCATTAGCGGTGCCAACACGATAAGTGCAAACTACTTCATTGGTGCAACAGGTATGGACCTTGTTACTGCTAGCAATGTAGCATTAGGCGCGAATGGAACCGTTACAGATGGTGCTTCAAATACCTATGCTATTGGTTATAAAACAGTACCACAAAGCACTACAGCGTCGGACAATTTTGTTTTAAGTGATAGTGCTAAGCATTTATATGTTTCAGCAGGTGTTACGGTACCTGCTAACGCTTCTGTAGCATTTGCTATAGGAACTGTAATCACGGTTGTGAATTCCAGTGCTAGTAGCATAACTGTTGCACAAGGCTCGGGTGTAACGTTGAGACAAACTGGAACTGCTAATACAGGTAATAGAACGCTTTCTGGATATGGAATGTGTGCATGTATTAAAGTTGCCTCTGACACGTGGTATATTTCAGGAACTGGATTGTCATAATGACATCGTTATTGGGTATTCTATTATCATTCGGCGCTAGCTCTGGTATCACTTCAACTACAACCACTACAGCAGGGCCTACCACTACAACCACTACACAAGCACCGACGACCACTACAACCACTACACAAGCACCAACTACCACTACAACTACACAAGCACCGACGACCACTACAACCACTACAGCCGCGCCTACAACTACTACGACTACACAAGCACCAACGACCACTACAACTACTCGGGCGCCTACAACTACTACCACAAGTACAAGTACAACAAGTACATCTACAAGTACATCTACGAGTACAAGTACATCTACAACTACAACTACATCACCTACTATAACCGCAGATGTTGCAATAGTAGGAGGCGGAGGTGGGGGCGGCTCTGGACCACGCGGTGGGGGCGGCGGGGGCGGTCGATTCGCGTTCTATTCGAGCTCCACACTAACTAGAGGTACACAATACTCATATTCATTAGGATCAGGTGGTTCTGGTGGTGCAAGAGCAACTAGCGCAGGAACTACCAATGGTAGCCCCGGCGGAACTACGACACTTACTGGATTCCCCAGCTCCAGTGGCGGTAGTGGTGGTATTAAAGGAATAGTAAGCGGTAATGGCGGTAATGGTGGCGCTAGTGGTGGTGGTGCTGGTGGTGGTTCTGGAGCGGGCACTCAGGGTGGTGGTGGCGGTGGCGGTGGAGATGGAAATCCTGGTACCGGTGGTAGTACCACATCAACAGGCAACGGGGGCCCCGGGGGTAGTGGACAATCTGCTGGTGGTTTGTCAGGATCATCAGGAAATGGAGGAGGAGGAGGCGGCGGTAGTTCGACTAGATCCTCAGGTGGAAACAGCGGAGCAGGAAGAGGCGGGACGGGGCAAGCAGCGAATAACGGAGAAGCCGGAAATAACAACGGAAACGGTGGTGGAGGAGGAGGTGCTGCTGCTGTTTCAAGTGTTTATGCTGGTGGTGGCGCCGGCTCTATAGGTGCAATAGCGTTAAACTTCTCTGGTAGCGGAACAATAACTACCTACAACAGCGGTGGAGGTGTAGTTGCCACTCTACCACTTCCGAATGCTCTTAGTTTATCTGCTAGTGGTGCGTACTTTATTATAACATAAATTTTTAGATTTAAATCTTAGATGCTTACTTACCAAATAGGGAGTACATTTACTCATAAAGGGAAATCCTTGTATTGCTTTTGTAACATTTATATGTTATAGTTTAGGAAAGAATGTAAAATATATCGTGTGATTGGGTTTGTTGCGGTATTAAATATAACATCAAACTCGTCCATAATTATAAAATAGGTAAAAAATGAAAATATCAGTTATTAAACGCTCTGGCGTTAAAGAGTCCCTTACATTGGAAAAATGGCAGTCACAAATAGCAAAAATATGTCAGGGGATAGCTGATGTTAGTCAATCAATGATAGAAATAAAAGCCCAACCACACTTTTATGATGGTATCACTACTAGAGAAATTGACCAAATTACACTTAGGGCGGTTGTAGACCTTATTGACGTAGAAAGCAATCCTGAATTAGGTCATACTAATTATCAGTATGTAGCAGGTAAGCAGCGATTAAGTATGCTTAGGAAAGATGTATATGGTACATATACACCACCCAGTCTGTATAGTATCGTAAAAAGAAATGTTGAAATCGGGCTTTACACCTCAGAATTGTTAGAATGGTATACCGAAGAAGATTGGAACAAAATAGAAACATTTATTGATCATGGTAAGGATGAGCAATATAGCTGTGCTGCTATTGAACAGATGATTGAAAAGTATTTGGTACGAAATCGTAGTACCAAAGAAATTTACGAAACACCACAAGTTCGTTATATTGTTGCTGCTGCTACTATTTTTCATAAGGAAGAACCACAGACAGCAAGAATGCGTTACATAAAGGAATATTACAATGCGGCTTCAGATGGTTTATTTACTCTCGCTACTCCTGTTCTTGCTGGGCTTGGAACTCCCACTAAGCAGTTCAGTAGTTGTGTACTCATACGCAGTGATGATGACCTTGACTCCATTTTTGCTAGTGGAGAAATGATGGCTAAATATGCCAGTAAACGCGCTGGCATAGGATTAGAGATTGGTAGACTACGCCCATTGGGTAGTCCAATTAGAGGAGGCGAGATCATGCATACTGGCATGATTCCGTTCTTAAAGAAATGGTTTGGTGATTTACGTAGTTGTTCACAGGGAGGGATTAGAAATGCTTCAGCTACCGTGTTCTATCCGATCTGGCATCATCAATTTGATGACCTTATTGTGCTCAAAAATAATCAAGGAACAGAAGAAACCCGAGTTAGACATATGGACTATGGTGTCGTACTCTCAGCATTCTTCTGGCGTAGGTTTAAGAACAAAGAGAATATTACGTTCTTCGACCCGAACCAAGTCCCAGACCTCTACGAAGCCTTCTACAAAAATACCGAACTATTTGAAAAACTCTATGTAAAATATGAGGAACAAACTGACCTTCGTAAAAAAACCATGAGTGCTGAAGAAGTATTCAAGAGTGGCATCTTAAAAGAACGAACAGATACAGGGCGTATCTACCTGGTGTTCATTGACAACGTAATGAAGCAGGGCCCATTTGATCCTGACTATCATACAATTTACCAGAGTAATCTTTGTTGTGAAATTCTACTTCCTACTCGCCCTTTTAAGCGTTTGGATGACAGCGATGGCCGTATCGCTCTTTGTACCTTGGGATCGATTAATTGGGGTGCGTTCCGTAATCCCGAGGATATGCGCCGTGCTTGCCGTATACTTCAGCGTAGTCTTTGTAATATCCTTGATTATCAGGACTTCCTCAGTATTCAGTCTAAACTAAGCAATGACGAAATTCAACCATTGGGTATTGGTGTAACTAATTTGGCCTACTGGCATGCCAAACGTGGCTACAAGTATGGCGAGAAAGATGCTTTACAAGAGGTTAGAGATTGGATGGAACATCAAGCCTATTACTTAACTGAAGCTACGGTTGAACTAGCTAAAGAACGCGGCCCATGTAAAGACAGTCATAAAACCAGATATGGACAAGGTATATTTCCTTGGGAGTTACGAGCAGAAGCCGTTAACGATCTAGCTAGCTTTGTTCCTGATCTTGATTGGGAAACTCTTAGAGAAAACATGATAAAATATGGAGTTCGTAACGCTACATTAATGGCTATAGCTCCAGTTGAATCTAGTTCAGTGGTTATCAACAGTACTAATGGTATTGAAATGCCCATGAGTCTAATCTCTGTTAAAGAAAGTAAAGCCGGATCTTTTGTTCAAGTTGTACCTGAATATCAAAAACTAAAAAATAAATATCAGCTAATGTGGGATCAGCGAGACTGTGATGGTTACATCAAAACCGCCGCTGTATTGGCTGCTTATATAGATCAAAGCATTAGTACTAACACTTTCTACAATCCGGCATTTTTTCCCGATCGTAAAGTTCCTACAACACTGATAGCTAAAAATCTAATGCAAGCTCATATTTGGGGTCTAAAAACTTTTTATTATAGTTTGATTAATAAAGCAGGAAGTAAATCAGTTACCGAAGAAGCGCCTCTTGCCCCTATCGATTTTGATGATGAGTCTGACTGTGAAGCTTGCAAATTATAAGGACAACATACAATATGAGTTATATTATAGGATCGTTGCCACCAATCAAATGCTTTGTTAAAAGAGAATTTCTTTATAACTTTGATAAAGGTCACGGTGAGTTAGAACCTGCAATATGGGTTAGTCTCAAAGCCCTACGAGGGCAAGTGTTTCGCATTGAATCATTATTACCTAATTACGGAGCACTATATGATAAACTACCCATCCACGCTTATGTATGGCAAGAAAACTACACGGGAAATTTACCTATAGATACTTTACAGCTTTGGGATTGCATGGGATATCGCTTTACTATTATTGAAAAAATAGGTCTGCGTAATCTAGGTGTTAAGTTTTTAGGAAAAGATCGTGAATGGCATCACGGAACTTATTTATTTACCGTAGACTTCTGTGCTGACGGCATGGATGTGGATACTGGCTTTACTGAGGTTGCAGAAGAACATAAGTCATTTAATTTTATTCGTCTAGAAAACGGGCAGTTTGCTTGTCAGCCTAACAATCGATGTTTGTGGTATGATCAAAGTTTGATTTCAGGTGTGACAAAATTTCCAGACTTCAAAGCTGCTCAGACTATTTTCACAGTGGATGGCACACGTAAATGGATTGCCGGAGATAATTGGTTTTACACTATAGACGAAAAAAATGAATAATAGGATATATCAATGACTACTAAAAGTAATTTAGCACAAGGCAGGGAAAGTTATGATGCTGAATTAAGCACGGGTTTGGTTGAATTTTTCAATAGAAATATTACTCCTTACCCCACAGAATCTAGTGGGCCAAAGTTTGATTTGATCCCTGTTGAAAAACAGAAAGATCAAATGGTAAATATTGCTAGAATGTATGCACAACAAGAATATAATAGAATTATGGCCTTGGTGCAGGTACTTCAAAATCAAGCCGCAGATATTAAACGCAGACTAGAAATTACTGACGCTATACACGCCGCACATTACAACTTTCAAGTATATCATGGGCAGGTATATTGGTTAGCATATGACAGTTATAAACAGCATACTATACTGGTACATAATGGACCTGATGATTGGGGTGCAGGAGCACCTATTCAATATGAATATATATGTAAGGTTAAATGGTTAGGTGACCACACGTGGGTGGAACTTGACAAAGACGGTAATTATAATTAAAATAGAGGGCCATAATGAGTAAACAACAATACAACCTAAACACCAAGACTGATTACATAAATCGTAAAATGTTTCTTGACCCTGAGGGTCCAGTTACCATTCAACGGTTCGAAGAAGTCAAGTATAATAAACTACAAAAGATAGAACAAACGGCCCGCGGTTTCTTTTGGGTACCTGAAGAAATTAGTCTATCTAAAGATGCCAATGATTTTAAAGATGCCAGTGATGCAGTTAAGCATATCTTTACTAGCAATTTACTAAGACAAACAGCACTTGATAGTATTCAAGGTCGTGGACCAGCACAGGTTTTTACACCTGTCGTTAGCTTACCTGAGCTAGAAGCACTGATGTATAATTGGAGTTTCTTTGAAACTAATATTCATAGTCGTAGCTACAGTCATATTATTCGTAACATTTACAATGTACCAAAAGATGTATTCAATACTATACATGATACAAAAGAAATTATTGACATGGCCAGTAGTGTAGGTAAGTATTATGATGACTTACATAGATTAAATTGTTTAAAAGAAATTTCTGACCCAACAAAAGAAGTGGTACTAGAACCAGTACACATTAAAGCAATTTGGTTAGCACTTAATGCTAGTTATGCATTAGAAGCTTTCCGATTCATGGTTAGTTTTGCTACTAGTCTTGCCATGGTAGAGAATAAAATCTTTATTGGCAATGGTAATATTATTAGCCTAATTCTGCAAGATGAACTGTTACATAAAGAATGGACTGCTTGGTTAATCAATAATGTAGTAAAAGAAGATCCTAGATTTGCTCAGGCAAAACAAGAATGCGAACAAGAAGTATACAATATGTATATGGAAGTTATCAGAGAAGAAAAAGATTGGGCTACATATTTGTTTAAGATGGGGCCTGTTATTGGCCTTAACGCTAATATCCTAAAAGATTTCGTAGATTTTACAGCCACAACTGCTCTTAAAGAGATCGGTATTAAGTATCTTAATTCATCACCAAAAAGTACCCCGATACCATGGTTTAACAAACACAGTGACACTAGTAAAAAACAATCTGCTCTCCAAGAAACAGAGAGTACAAATTATGTAATTGGAGTTATGTCTGAAGCATTAGACTATAACCAATTGCCACAATTATAAGGAAATAATATTATGCAAGCAGTAATATGGTCTAAGTACAATTGTGCCCATTGTGATCAAGCAAAGGCATTACTAAATCAAAATAGTATCCCATATGAAGAAAGAAAAATAGGTAATGGTTGGGATAAAGAAGATTTATTAAAAGCAGTACCAAGTGCTAGATCAGTGCCTCAAATTTTTCTTAATGAAGAATACATCGGCGGATTTACAGAACTTAAACAAAAATTAACCCAAGGATAAAAATGCAATTTATAGCAAACGAAGTTTTTACATTTAAACTAAACAGTGGCGATGAAATCGTAACAAAAGTAATTTCAGGCCCTGATGAATACGGTTATATTACCGTATCTGAACCAGTGTCAGTGGTTACTACTGGCAATGGGGTTGGGATGATTCCAACTATCATGACAGCAGAAGTTAACGCCGAAAACAAACTAAATACTAATAGTATTAGTATGTTTACACTAACTAACGATAATATTAAGTCAAAGTATTTGGAAGCTACAACTGGAATAAAAGTACCGACAAAGAAATTAATTATAGGGTGATATATGGCAGCCTTGAGTAGGAAAGGAGATCAAAATCAAGCGGGTGGCGCAATTATCCGTGGAGCCGGTACCGTTATTGCTAACGGTATTCCCGTTGGATTACATGTAAGTACAATGACCCCTCATGCACCTTTTGGCAGGCGCCCTCATCCTCCTCACAGGGCAGCATCTACTACATCAGGTAGTCCATCTGTAATTGCTGAAGGTTCACCGGTTCTTAGAGTTGGATCCGGAAATACATGCGGCCATAGTATAGTTCAGGGCAGTCCTGACATAAATTGTCCATGAGTACAATTGCTTCCCAAAGTCCTTTAGGAATAAATGCATTAGGTGCAATGTTACAAAACACCGGATTCACTATAAATCCAATTGTAACACAATATGTAGGTACGTCTAAAGGTAATAATACTTACTCTCCCGGTAAGATTATAACAGATACCTGTTTAAATAAGTTAACTTATGCTATAAATGCAGCATATACATTATTACTTGATCCTGTTCCCCTAATTTCAAATACAGTATATAATAAATTAATTTCTATAGGTTCAACTACAATACCTTGTTTAGGAAATTCTAAACCAAGCAGTTATAATTGGACTGGTCCTGCAAATACAGGATATTATACAGTAGGAAATACTAATACAGGACAATCAGCTACTTGGAACCCCTATAATACATCTAATGTTAACTATGGTATTACGCAATGGGGATTTATAAGATTACCTGCGTTTCAAGCTTGGAATGAATTTAATTGGAATGGAATACCGCTTGCAGCTACACCCGAATATGCTGATTTTACTTCTTCAATTCAAATTGCATCAGGATATATAAATTCTAATAATACCATAATCCACAGTGTTTCTCAGTCTAGTAACTTTTTACAAGGCGTTTATAGTAACATGAATGATCTGATAAGTGCAGATATAACAGGTGTAAATCTAGCTACAACAACCTTTGGACAAGATTTAATTACTTTAGGGAGAGCAATTAATTTACAAAAACTACCGTTATTTGGATTACCGTCTGTATTATTACAAACTATCGTAATCAACAATAGTTTAACACAAAGCCTTAGTTTGGCTCTATTATCTAGTGGCTTAACTGAAAATGAAATTACTAATATTGCCAATGGTACTGCTCTAAGTATTACTAAAGAACAAGAGCAAAAAATTTATGGAGCTTTTTTAATTATACTCGGTAGGGATTTAGAGGAAATATTAATTCCATTAAACTGTAAAACTATAGGAGTAGAGTCACTAGCAGACTTGCTTAATATAAAAAAATTATTCCCAAATAGTTATACATCAATGACTGTTCCTGTATATAACACTAGTGAAGGTCCTACAAATAGTAAAACATATTATCCAATATTCGATAACCAAAGTGTTAACGGAAGACTGTCTACCCCTACAGTAAAAACACAAATAGGTGTTATTAACCCAATTGGTGCACCCATTGCCGTACCAAGTTCTACTGGTGCATTTCAAATTCCTGAACCTGGCTTTGGGGCATTTCTTAGTAACATATTGCCCGAAGATATAGCAATATCGACCGGTGCATTTTCTGTTTCTATGCAACAAATTAATAATATAACAGGGGTTGATATCGAGAAATTTGCACAGGTAGTGTTTTCTATTGAAACTACTAAAGGGTTAAATCTTATTAATGGTACAAATGTACCTGTCAATACTGAATTAGCTAATGTCGCATTTGCAGCATTAGCTAAAGGCACCGGGCCTTCAGGTGCATATACCATGTCTGACTTTTTTGGTTCAATGTCAGGGTTACCTTATTATTGGCAAGAAGTATATAACAATATATTAGATATACAAACTACACGCTTAAAAACAATTTATAATGATTTATATGATGTAATATCGACCGCAACTACTGATATAGATTCTCAGGTTGAAACATTAATTGATCAAGCTAACGCTGAAATAGCATTGATTTTAAAAAATAATCCATTAAAAGCCGCAAACTTAAATGCAATTTATACTTTAGCAGGAACTCAGTTAACTACTGAGCAGGAAACTCGTTATAATGCTATACCCCCCGTACCAAGTCTTACTAGAGATGATAGACTTAATCCGTATCCGGATACTATTATTAATTTTGTTAACTCTATTTCGGAATTAGCTCAACGCACTGCTCCTAATATGGAAGCACAAACGTTAGAAGCAATATCAAATTTATCACTTGTGGGTGGACAAAGTGTAGTAGGATTAATGAGACAACAACGAAATCAAGTAAAGCTTCAGTTAATTGGAATAGAACAAGATAATAACATACCTAATGAGATAGATCCTAAACTAACTCAACTTTTGCTAGCCAATGGCACAGTACCTACAGGTCTTAAAGGGGTGTCAGTAACTGGGTTAAATTGTAACCCAAAAAATCCTAGAACAACTTTTACTCCTCCAGGCGTATTGATGAATATAAATGCAAATAATGAATTAGTCGCCCCAAAACCATATGGTTATGTAGATCCAAATAGTCAAACTTTCTTATCAACACCCAATTCTACTAGTATTGGTCAGCAGTCCCCACTTTCGGAAATATTATCAGCATCGAATTTTGGGCCATGTTCTTTGGGTCCTGAAGATAATGGTACTGGACCTGCATTATGTACACCTGGATCAGGTCCGACAATAGGCAGTCCAATACAACTTAATGCTGTTATTAATCCATTCCAAGCAGGTGTAAGCTTATTAGATAATAAACCCGAACCATTAAATTGTACTCCTATTGTAGTAGTAAAAGCAGGAGCTAGGATTCCAACTGGTAATGGGTTTCCGGTAGATGATGGTCAAGCCGAAGCATTGGGCAGCTTAGGCGGTTCTCCTGATACTAATTTGGTTCCAATCAACATAAATACAAAGTACATATCAAGTACACTGACACCCACCTCATTTAGCGTTGATGAAGCAATAGAAGAAGTAATATTGTGTAACTGCGATTGTTGGGTAGACTAGATTCAGAAGCCCAATGCTCTTTACTTAATTTAGGGCTTCTGATATAATTAGCTTCATTGTGAAGCAAGGAGGAAAAAATGGAATTTTCAGTAAAAACTATCAATAGTTTTATTGGGTTAGCATTAGTGGCATTTTTAGTAAATTATGTCACTCTTTACAAGTTTGGTGAAAAGCAAGAACCCAAAACAGCTTCGTCTTATGTTACCGTCAACACGGTTGATAAAACATTAGACTGTCTAGCAATTAATATTTACCGTGAGGGCGCTAACGAATCGTTTGAAGGCAAGGTTGCTATAGCACAAGTAACCCTTAACAGACTAAACAACCCTAATTTTCCCAAAGATATTTGCGGAGTTGTTTATCAAAAAAACGTTTTCATGGAAAAAGTCGTATGCCAATTTAGTTGGTACTGTGATTCATCTCATAGAAATAAAAAGATTGATCAAAAACTATATAATGAAAGCTATGCTGTAGCTAAGAAAGTTTTACTAGAGGGCTTTAGGCTAGATATGCTTAAAGATGCGCTATATTATCATGCCACTTATATTAATCCTGGATGGCGGCATGAAAAAATTGGTAAGGTTGGTAATCATATTTTTTATAGGAACAAAAAACATGGATAATATTTACACTGTGATTAATTTTATTACAGATTTTATCACTAATAAACTTGGTAAAATTTCTGCTGAAACGCTAGGATGGGTAGCTAACATCTGCTTACATGCTGCTACTGTACCTTCTTTGTTAGCATTTATGACAGGTGTTACTGATATTACTCCTTCTGTTGATGTTGTGCTGATGCTATGGGCAGCGTTGGGCTTATTATTTTTCAGAGCGGTGCTATTGAGAGATTTACTTAATATTGTCACTATTGGTGTAGGATTCATGGTACAAGCCGTAACTCTTGTCTTAATCTTTTTCAAATAATTATGGCCACCTTTAGTGTTTGGGTTCGTCTGAACCCCTATCAAACCACACATGTTATTATTCAAGCTAGTCACGGGTATGAGGCTAAACTTATTGCGGAAGCTCAATATGGACAAGGTAACGTGTTAAACTATATCGAAATTAATTAATCGAAAAGGTAAAATACATGTTCATAAACGATAAGCCGATCATGAAAACCCTAATGACATATTCTCATGTCACTTGGGACAATTGGTTTTCTGAAGAAAATCTACAGAAAATTGAAGACTATTGTAAAACTCAAACTATAAATTCTGCTACTATTGTAAGAGGCAATGATTCAACTTTTATAGAAGACACCTATAGAAAATCTGATATTGGATTTATCCACTCCAACGATGAGACTAAATGGATATTTGATTCCCTATTGCAACTTGCTTCCCATCTCAATAATAATTATTATGGTTACGATTTATCTGGATTTGACCATTTTCAATACACCGAGTACAATGGTGAAGGCAGCAAATATGACTATCACACTGATATGATTTTTGGTGATCAGGTACGCCCTGAGCAATTATTGCCTAGAAAGTTAAGTTTCAGTTTGATTCTATCTAATCCAGATGAATATACAGGGGGCGATTTTGAAATACAAACTAGTAAAAAATCCGATTCAGTTACTCAGCCACGGGGAAGAGTTATAGCATTTCCATCATTTGTATTGCATAGAGTTGCACCACTGACTAGTGGAGTCCGCAAATCAATTGTGTTTTGGGCATTAGGTCCTAAATTTAAATAACAAAATGACTAAACTTCGTTCTAGCCCCGATAAACATACCTTTCGTAGAGAAAGTTATATAGAAAGATGCAAAGAGAAGGACCAACAACCTAATCAAGAATATCTTGACATGTGGGAAAACATGATTAAAAAAAGAAAAGAGGATGAGATAAATCCAATGTGGCAGGAAAACAATATGGAATATGACTTATTAACTTCCGATTGGATTGCAGAAAAGTGCAAAGATGATAGATATGCTCAAAGTCTTTACGCTGCAATGTGTAATAATGAGTTTATAAAGAATGAAGTTTGGCCTATTCTTATTGAAAAAAAATGGAGTTGTAGTTGGCGCTATGCAGGGGGAGTTGTAGCAGATATTAGACAACAGGGCGATTATATGGATTGGTACTGTTCTGGAATGGGCAGTGGTCTTGGTAATGGAGACGAAGACGGCACCAAAGGTTATGTTAGTGAAAGCGAAATTACTGACGAAATTAAACATGACCTATTGAAATTAGGTTGGATTGTTTTTGAATCTAGCAAAGACGAATAAATAAAGGAAAGGGTATGTAATGTCTTATTCAGCAGCCGTAGTAGATCATTATGAAAACCCACGCAATGTGGGGAAATTTGATTCTAGTGACAACGATGTTGGAACTGGACTAGTAGGTGCACCTGCATGCGGTGATGTCCTGCGCTTGCAAATCAAAGTAGACGAGGCAACAGGAGTAATTAAAGATGCCAAATTTAAAACGTATGGGTGCGGGTCAGCAATTGCTGCGTCAAGTCTTGTCACAGAGTGGATTAAAGGCAAAACCCTCGCCGAAGCCGAAACAATCAAAAACTCCGAAATTGCCCAAGAGTTAGCATTGCCCCCAGTAAAAATACACTGTTCAATACTAGCAGAAGATGCTATAAGATCTGCTATTGAAGATTATAAATCTAAACACTAAGAGGATACCTTGAGTACCGAAGAAGATAAATTCAAACATTCTAAACGTTTGCTCAAAGATGAAAATGCAGTAAAAAAGCAAGTTCGTATTGCTAAAGAACATAGGGTTCCTATTACAGACGCTCATAAATTTGCAAAGCGCCATGCACTAAACTGCGGTAATCCAAATTGTGTTATGTGTGCTAATCCTCGAAAAACCTTTAAAGAACCGACGTTACAAGAAAGACGTATGTTTCAAGATGTGGATACCCCCAATGACCGACATAGTAACGGTATAAATCCAAATAACAATAATTGAAAGTTTTATTCTGTTGAATAAATAATAAACTACACACACAAAGGAGAATGTATGTCTGTTACAATTAAAAACTTAGAGAGTGCTTTGGCAGGTGAAAGTCAAGCACATGTTAAATATCGCTATTTTGCGAAAATTGCCCGAGAAGAAGGTTTTGAAGATGTTGCAAAACATTTTGAACATACCGCGGATCAAGAATTGCTACATGCATGGGGCCATTTAGAATTGCTTATTGGTAAGCCAAATACTAAAGAATGCCTAGAAAAAGCAATTGAAGGTGAAACTTACGAGTTTACTACAATGTACCCTAATTTCAGAGATGATGCTGTTCATGAAGGTAATGAAGTAGCTGAAAAAGAAATTCAGGGACAAATTGAAGAAAGCCGTGAGCATGCCGAACAGTTTAAGGCGGTGCTAGCTAAAGCAGAAAAACGTTTTGCAGCTTTAAAGCGAGTTGAAGAACGGCATGCCACTGCCTATCAAAAGATGTTAGAGGAGGTACAATAATGGAACATCAAGAACATATTTGTATCGTATGTGGATATACACATTCTGAAGAACAGCATGGATCATGGGAAAGTTTACCTGAAGATTATACCTGTCCAGATTGCGGTGTAGGTAAAGAAGATTTTGAATTAGTCTCATTCTAAGCATAAATAGCTTTATGAAAAATTGTTTTTTATCTGCCGAGGTTATAACATGGTCATTAGAGCCAGCTAATACCACGTTTATTCGCGGCTATAATCAAAGAAAAACTCTGAGGTTTAGATAACAAGTAATTTTCACATAATTATTGAAACCTCGGAAAACTAAAAAATTCCGAGGTTTTTTAATGGTTGACAGAAAATCAACTTTGAGATACAATCAAAGCTCAGTGTATAAGGTAACGAGGACCTACTCAGCACTATAAACATGAGAAAACGGGCGGAGCGGTGGATGGATAGTCTTATGTGGCTTGAAAAATACCGAGTAGTAAAGCATATTACAGGTAGTGTGCTTTACTACACACTTTGGGACAAATATTAGCTTGCTTTTGTAAGGCAAGACCCCAGAGTGTTTATTTTAGGAGAAATCATGAAAACGATGTATTTTGAAAATTTGGTTAACAAAGAAAAATATTCATGCAAGAACCCTAATGATATTAGGTTAATTGATGGTATTGAATATATGCGTGTGTTTAAATATGGTACTCAGCGAGAGTGTTTAGTTCGCAAGGACTCTCTTAAAAAAATATCGGAAAGTAAATTGCATCCTTAACTCAGTGGATTAGAGTGTTGGTCTTCGAAACCAAAGGTCGGGAGTTCGAATCTCTCAGGGTGCACCATACTATGGTGTAGATATATTTAGTATAATATAGCGTGTAGCATATAGATATTTCTAGCTGATTGTCATATTGTAAATAGTTAGTAAAAAGGAGTTTTTAATGTCTGTTTTAGCACTGGATATATCGGGAACGCCCCGACAGTGGATTTCATATGATAACGCAATTCTTTACCATGCAACCAAAAGTGTTGCATGGACTATGGGCGAAGTTGTGGCTAAATATCGTGGTGGAATTCAACGCAACGGGAAACTAAGCTATATTGAAACTCAATCAATTATTGCTATCAAAGGACATGGATTTAATCCAACTAAGCATAGTAAAGTAGCATTGGGCAATAGAACATTATTTGGTAGAGATAGACATATTTGTGCTTATTGCGGAGATTATTTTCCCAATGCTAATAGCCTAAGCCGAGACCACATTATACCTAAAAGCAAGGGTGGTGAAAATGCATGGATGAACGTAGTCACCGCATGTAAAGATTGTAATGCCATGAAAGGGTGTAAAACTCTTAAAGAGGCAAGAATGGAATTATTATATGTGCCATATGTACCAAATCATTTTGAAAATATGATCCTACAGAATAGAAATATTTTGGCTGATCAAATGGATTATTTAAGAGCAGGATTACCAAAACATAGTAGAATTTTATTGAACTAGTATATACTAGTTAAATATTGACACGCCCTCTTGGCACAGCTGGTAGCGCAACTGATTTGTAATCAGTAGGTCGGCGGTTCGAATCCGTCAGGGGGCACCAATCTTGCGGGTATGATGTAAAGGTAACCTGAATCCTTGCCAAGGATTATTTGCGAGTTCGATTCTCGCTACCCGCTCCAAATTACTAAGGAAAAAAGAAATAATGTTTATTGAACTTACCAATGCAAACCCTGTTTATAAAGGGAAAAAAATCGCAATTAAAAAAGATTTGATTGCTACAGTACACAGAAGCACTATCACTCGTGATGATGGAACTTCGGAAGAAGTTACTTATGTGTTCGCTCCACCCCATGGTACATGGGAAGTTCAGGAGACTTTTGACAAAGTAATGCTTTTGATGAAATAAGTTTATTCCTCGATAGCTCAGTTGGTAGAGTGCCGGACTGTTAATCCGTTGGTCCCTGGTTCGAGCCCAGGTCGAGGAGCCATATTGCGATTGTAGCTCAGAGGATAGAGCAACGGCCTTCTAAGCCGTGGGTCGCAGGTTCGATTCCTGCCAGTCGCGCCATATATATTTGACAAATAAAGAATTCCTATGTATAATGTTTCTCATAGACTGAGAAATCAGTAGTTCTTTAAAAATCAAATTTTTATGGTAGCCTGAAAAGGCTTCATATTGAAGCACATTACTAAGAGTCCAGGTTCAGAGCGTGGTATAGTGTGTTTCAATATGGAGTGGAAGCATCAATGGTGATGCAGTGGACTGTAAATCCGCCGCCTTCGGGCACGACTGGTTCGATCCCAGTACACTCCACCAAACAATTCCGGTGTAGTATAATGGCAGTGCGGCGGTCTCCAAAACCGCTAGTGGTGGTTCGATTCCATCCACCGGAGCCAATTAACATTAACCTGTGCCAAGTCTATTTAAGATATTCAATGCTCTGGTTCTTAACCTATTTACAAATTCTTCTTCAGAGAGTACACCTTTAGCTAGGTTACATTTTCTACAAGTTACTTGTAGATTTTCATAAGTGGTAGGACCACCTTTTGATTCAGGGATCACATGATCTAAATGTATTTCCGCATTGCTTAGATTATCATCACAATAAACACAATATAAGCCGTCTCGTTCTATAACACGTCGGCGAATAAATGAAGATATACGGGCTTTAGTTTGTAACATGACAATATTTATAACTATACAACAGGTTAAAAATTTATAGAAAAATTCGGGGATTACGTCAGTCCGGTTAGACGGTCTGCTTTGGGAGCAGAAGGTCGCAGGTTCGAATCCTGCATCCCCGACCAAATTGCCTCTATAACTCAGTTGGTAGAGTATCACCTTGATAAGGTGGAAGTCCTTGGTTCGAGTCCAAGTGGAGGCACCAAATAACACTGTTGCTAAAAAACAACTAGCAACAATCGTTTGACAATTAATCGGTAGGCATGTATAATAGTTTCTGTAGTGAGAAAAAACGAACAGAAAAGGAACGATCATGCAAGTATATGTTCTAGTCACTGATGAAGGTCCTGAAGGGACAGAAGTTCTTGGTGTCTATGAATCACGTTCACAGGCAGTTGACGCCGCCCGTGAATACACTATAACTTTCGGAGATTACCGATTTTTTGTTGAAACTCGTGTAATAGGAGCTCCCCCTGAAGAGGGTTGGGACTCTTATTTTCGTGAGCGTGTAGAGTTGTAAGTTTATTCCCCGGTAGCACAGCGGTAGTTGCACCTGACTGTTAATCAGGGTGTCGGTAGTTCGATCCTACCCCGGGGAGCCATTATAGAAGCACTGGTGTAAATGAGCACACGCCCCTAGTACTAGTCTAGAATCAAGGGCGGAGAACACGCGGCTCCAAAGGCAGATGCGAGTGTGCTTCTATAATGGGGGAGCCAAGTTTTCGGGTCCATAACTCAATTGGTCAGAGTATCAGACTTTTAATCTGAGAGTTCCCGGTTCGAACCCGGGTGGACCCACCAATTATTTCAGTACTATTGGGTCGGAGGATTTAAACCGTTATTAATTGTTGTTTGTTGTTGTGGTTGTGGTTGTTGTGGTTGTCACGTTAGGTTGTATGTTAGGCAATTGATTAGATAATGATTGAATGCTTGCATTTGCAGCATTTGATACAGAAACAATTGATGTGTTTCCATTATTGCTAATGTTTGTTGCGGCTGTCAAACCGTTTAAACCAATTGTAAGAACACCAGTTAGGCCAGAATCAGCAACATTTCTTGTGGCAGTTAGCCCATTAGCTGCTGTTGTTGTCAGCCCAGTTAGGCCCGAATTAGCTATATTTGTTGCGGTTGTTAAACCGTTTGTACCTGTTGTAACAATACCTCTTATGCCAGCATTAGCAACATTTTTTGTAGCAGTTAGGCCTGAATTAGCTACATTTGTTGTAGCAGTCAACCCATTAGCCGCTGTTGTTGTCAAACCAGTTAGGCCTGAATTAGCTACATTTGTTGTAGCAGTCAACCCA